ATGGACAGGAAAAAGGCTGAGCACGTTCTTATCGAGGCCGATGAAGTCGCCGAGTTGGTACTGGAGGGCTTCGATATGACGATTGGAACCGCAGAGGGGCGCGCACTCTACGACCGCGCATTTACCACGTACATCCGAAGCGAGATTGGTGATTTGCCGATAGCGGAGCTCTACGACGCATTGAAGGGTTCCACGGGACCGGTTACCTCAACCGCTCAGTTGTAGCGGGGTCGCTTGTCTGAGTTGCTCCGGCTGGCCCGGTAGCTGGGCCTCGCGAAATGCGTGGCGACGCGCAAGACAGCGAATTTTTGAACAGAAGGCTCGCCATTCAGGCGGGCCTTCTCCTGGTCGTGCGAAGTCGAGGCGCTGAGGTCAACGCAGATACGTCAAGCGCGCGTCGGCCAGGCATATTCCCAGATCGAGAATTTCTTGGGGCTTGAATGCAAAAAAGGCACTGTGCAAATCACAGTGCCTTTCTCTAACTGCTTGAACTACCGGGGAATTCTTTGGGGTGGCTGATGGGACTCGAACCCACGACGACAGGAATCACAATCCTGGTCGCAATATCAATGTAAACAAGTAGTTGCGTCGGAACTTTGGAACATGAGCCATCCGACAAGCCTTTACCCACGGGACGCACTTCAAGCATCTTCCAAAATTATGGGGGCGCAGCTTATAAATAGGGTCTGATTATTCGAGATCTAAAGTTTGCTGCCGCACATCCGAGAACCAAAGTAAGTGGCGCGAGTCTGATACTACGTGTAGTATCAGGACCATGAACCAGCGACTCAAGCGCCGCGACCGAATTCGTCAGAATCCGAAAGATGTTCGGTTTGACGACGCGTGTGCTGTCGCCGTAGAGCTGGGGTTCACGCATACCGGATCGGGTGGAACGTCCCACTGGGCGTACTCGAGGCCGGGGGAGCCGACGCAACTGAATTTTCAGAATCGTGCCGGCAAAATTCCGCCGTATCAGGCGAAGCAGCTCATTTCCATGATGGACAAGTACGAAGATGAACAATCCTGACCGTTATCCAGCGGAGGTGTTCTGGAGTGACGAGGATGAAGGCTTCATCGCAATCGCTCCCGATCTCCCTGGTTGCTCCGCATTTGGTGAAGACGAAGCGTCCGCCCTTGCCGAACTGAAACATGCGATCGCCGCTTGGAAAGAGGCGGCAGCAAGCGCCGGAAACCCGATCCCGCCGCCTTCGCGGCCGGCGGAGGTTGAGTACAGCGGCAAGTTCCTCCTCCGGGTTCCCAAGTCGATGCATCGAAATCTTGCAGTCAGTGCACAACGCGAGGGTGTCAGCCTGAATCAGTACTTGGTGACGCTAATTGCTAGCGCTCAGAGTCTGCACGTCGTTCAAGAGCGGCTCGCCGTGTTGCACACACAGCCTTCCCACGCCAAGGGTGTTGTGATGGGAGGAGCGCACTATCGCATCATGTGGGAGGCTGTACGTCGGGGTGTGCTGACAGGAGTGACGACTAGTACCGAGGTCGTTGAAGTGGATGATTTGGGGACGTTCGTCTCAAACATTCATCCAATGGTGTACACGGGAATAGGGGGCGCTCGTGGCTGAAGCAACGCAATACATGTTTACTCACCGCGAAGTCGTCACGGCGCTGCTCAAAAAGCAGAATATCCACGAGGGCATCTGGGCATTGGCAGTGAACCTCGGGTTTGGCGTAGTCAACGTGGGGCCGAGCCAAGACGACATCAACCCGACGGCCATGGTCCCGATTATGGGTATCGGGATTCAGAAGTCTGACAGCCTAAACGCGTTGTCGGTAGATGCCGCCGAAGTGAACCCCCTTACAGAATAGCAAGCAGGTGTCCGGAAGGCTGACGCTCTAACGCGTTGCACGCACCTTTCGCTGGCGTCGACGATCGTAGACCTTCCGCACCATGCGCTCGTCTGCGTGGCCGGTTGCGTCGACGATTCGATCGTCGCCTTCCTCGGTTCGCGTGGTGACCGCAGTCGGCCGCATGTCGGCGAGCGAGAAGCGTTCGAACGTGATGCCGCGCTCAGCCGCGACCTTCTCGCAGTAGCCCATCAGGCGCGCCCAGTTCGTGTTCCAGCCGCTGCGCGTGTAGAGCTGGCCTGACGTGTTGCCAAATACATACAGGCTCGTCGTGCGCTGAAGTGCGAGCGCCTCATCGATGGTCGCGCGCAGATCTGGCGACCAGAGCACAGTCTTGTTCTTCTGCGCCTGTCCCTTTTTTCTCTTTCCTACAGGTACCGTGACGCCGTCGGTGCCGATGGCCTGCCGGAGCAGCGCGCGCATTTCTGTCGGCCGGCTGACTGTCAGATACGCGGCCTTTGCGCACAGCGCCGCGATTAAGTAGACCGAAGCACCGGCGTCGCCGTCTGAACTGCGGCGCTGGCGCGCCACCTCGACCGCGAGGTCGAGCTCGTGCAGACCAACGACTTTCTCACGCGGGCGCGTCGGGTTGTACTTGATGCCGCGGCACGGGTTCACTTCGAGGTCGCCGCGGCGGCGGCCGTACTCGAGCACGGCGGAAAGCAGGGCGATTTCCTTGTTCGCCTTGGCCGGCGCGCCTTGTTGTGCGCGCTTATCGAGATACCCATAGACGTGCTTCGGCTTGATCGCCGCGGGCGACATTTTCCCGAACACTTTGATCAGTGGGAGCTTCTCGCGCTCGTTCTCTTCGAGCGTGGACGAAGCCTTGCGAAGCTCGCTGTCGACCGGCAGACCGTATTGCCAGGAGAAGTAGCGTTCGAATAGCGCTTCGACGGTGCCCGGCTCGACGGCGTCGCCGTTGAGCGCCTCGGCGCGCTCGATCGCCTGCTTGCGGATCTCGGCGATCGCTTCCTTGTTGTGCGCGGGCGCCGACAGTCGAAACGCCCATTTCCCGTTCGGCAGCTTGTAGGCGAAGCTGACCTTGTGCTTGCCGTAGCGGGGATAGAGGCGGAACGGTAGGCCGTCCGGGGTTTTGCGTCGTCCAATCATGCGTCGAGTGCTGAAAAGTCTGGTTCGTCTTCGGTGTTGGCGGCGGGCGCAGCGCGCCCTGACATCCGGTCAATGAAGTACTGCCGGATTACTTGCGGCACGCCAGCGAGGTTCGTCACGTATGGCCAGTTGTTGCGGTCGAGCCAGCGGCGCATACAGGCCAGGCTGCGCGGCTCGCAGCCGACGAGCTCTGCCAGCTCAGCGCGCGTCATATATGTAGCCATCAATCGCACTCCTCTTGGTGCACGCCTATGGGTGCGCGGTTACCTTCGACTGCGATGTGAACACCGTCGATCACACGGCTGCTGCAAGCTGGCGTAGCATCTCTTGACTCAACTGCGAGGTGCCTATGGAAACTCAACAAATTGTCGACTATTGGTTCAAGACAGCTGGCGTACTCAAGTTCGAGTTCGGCACCGTTAAGCGAGGGCCAGCCCGCGGACAGCGCTTGATCTGGTGCAACAGGCGAAGCGGAAAGTTTCTGCATGAAACTCATCTCAGGGAGATGGCCGCGAAGTTGAGCGAGCGAGGGCTTTCCGTGCGGCAGCTGAATGCCGAGATTCAGCGAGTGGCTCCGGGGCGTCCGTGCACGCACCGCAAGATGCGCGAGATATACGAGCGTTTCCACGCGGCCCACTGAGGGCAGAAAGCGCGTGTAGCAGTCGGACGGATAGCTCATTGCGCCTTACCTTCCGTGCGGTCGATGTGCTCGATCTCAGCAAGGATCAGCGCGCCGGCCTTCACGAGATCGCGGCGCGGCGTCGTCGGCTTCCGGTGCTCGTAATCCCACGGCCAGAGAACCGGACAACTGCCCGCGTAGACGCCGCACGCGTGGAAGGCGTAGCAGGCTGCTGCCTGAGAGAGCGAAAAGGTCACGTGCCGGTCATCGTGCGCCGTGTCCCAACCTTCCTCGTTCACCTGCCGCGCACGTTCGGCGAATACATCGCGCGCGGCGTCGCTCATGCGCGCCTCGCCAGCAATCAGCATCGCGCCCGGCTGGCGCGCAGTGTCGCGGAACAGTCTCGTGATGCGCTCGAGCGAAACGTGCTTGCCGTCGACCATGAACGACTCGCCGTAGAGTGTGAGATCCCGGTCGGCTTTCGCCTGCTCGTCGGGCTGCGCTGCCGAGTCGGGCGCTCCGTACGTCGCGCCATACTCGCACCGGCAACCGGCACAAACATCGGCTGGGTCGCAAGACGGAGCTGGCTGTGCTGCCGCAGCAGTGGCGACGGGAGCGGCGCGGAATAGATCGTTCAAGACGCGCCAGCGCTGCCCCTCCATTCCATCGATAGGCTTCCCGAGCGACGCAACATGCGCCCGTCCTGCCGCCCACTCGATAGCCCCGCGTTGCTCATCCGTCAGCATGACCGGCGCTTGCGCTGCATCGGAAGGGAGAGCGGCGCGCTTGCCTTCCTCCAAACTTATCCTATCGTTCATTGCTGTCATCCTTTTCGACACGAGGTCGTGATGAATTGGCTCTGCGTTCGTTGCCACAGGGAGTTTCCGTATAAGCCGGAGAAAATCGGCATCGATGATTTCGGCATATATGTGTTCTGCCCGTACTGCAATCGGCGAAACGAGCTCATCAATATTGGGAAGGATGGCCGGACTGTTCTCCTGCAGACCAGCGCGTAGTGCATCCATGTTTGTTCAATCCTCGTGAGTGGTGGTCGTGCTAGCATTCGGCGCATCAAATGCCGTGGAGACTCGTATGGGCGACGTGCCGCAGCAAATGGCCCTGACCGACGACGAGCGCAGGTTCTTCGACGTCCTTGAAGAGCGCGGTGAGGCCTCCGTCGTTGCTGATCTCGATACGCGCAGATGGGGCGCACGGGAGCGTGACGTTCGTAAATGGCTTCTTCTGAAGCAACAGGCCAGGGACGTGGCTGCAGGCGAATTGGCACGCCGCACGACCGAGGCGACTGAGGCTGCCGCCCAAGCATCGGAGCGATCGGCGCAGGCATCGGAGGAATCCGCGGTCAGTGCCAAGCAGTCCGCGAAGCACGCGAAAATTGCGTGGCTCATCGCGGGTCTTTCGCTGTTCGTCTCGGTCATCGCGCTCTTTCTCAAGTGATCCATTGATTTCACGCTCGTCTCACTCAATCGGTTGTAGTTCAAGCTGCTTGCGGACTGCCGCGGCGCGCGACTGTGAGCAGCCCAGAAACTTGCGGATCTCGGTCACGGTCCCGCGTAGTTCGCCGGCGGCGATTGCAGTCGTGACTCGGGTCACGTCATCGGTCTGCTCGACTACTGGCAGGCTCAGCACCTCGGCGGCGGGCGTGGCCACGACCGGCGCGGCGGCGGGCGACGTGACCGTCACGACTGCAGGCACGGCGATACTCTCGGGCGTTGCTGGCGTTACTGGTACTGCGTTACTCCCTTGCTGGGCGGGCGTTACCGCAATTTCAGTCACGGCGGCGGGGCGCAACGCGAGCAGCCAGGCGAAGCAGGCGACAGCCTCAAGCACGCCAGCGAAGGCGAGCCCGGCAATCAGGTCGGCGCGCGCAGCGGGCAGGCCGAAGGCAGTCATGGCGCCCGTTACCGGATCAGCGAGGGCAGCGGCGCGCGCTGCGGCGGCGCGATCCTGCGCGGCCTCAATGCGCAACGCTTCGGCCTTCTCGGCGTCCAGCGCGTCCAGCGTGGCGGCGAGCGTCGTGCGCTCGACGCGCAGCGCCGGGCACGGCTGAGCGCAGCGCCGCTCCGTTACTCGCGCCAGTCGCGCTACTACACCTGCGCGGTCACTGGCGATCACGGCCAAGTCACGACCATGCGCAGTCACGACCGGTACGGCAGCGGCGCGCAGCTCACCGGCGTGACGGGCAGCAGTCAGGAAAAAGACGGCGTGACCGTAGCAGGTAGCCGCAATGCAGCCGATCCAGAGCAGGGCGCCGACGACGCGCACGCGCCAGCCGTGCGACCGGACGAGGGCGGGTAGCAGGTGAGCGGCCACGACGAGTACGACGCCGACGGCGACCCACAGCGCGCGTTCGGCAAAGAAGCCGCCACGCTGCAGGCCAGACTGAATCGAGAGGCACGCTGCAGTCACGGTAGCCGCGACTGCGAGTAATGCCGGGAGAGCGCGCGTAAGCATCGTAGTTACTCTCAAATCGAGTCCGCATTGACGTGATACGATCCAGCAAAATAAATCGGGGTGAGGAAATGAAGCGAGTTTGGCAATGCGTCGAAGTTGCGTTCGCACTCGCAGGGCTCGGCGTCGTTGTCGCGTTCTTGGTCTACGCTTTTAAGCTGCATAGCGAAGCCGCATCCGGATGGGTTCAAGCTGTCGGTTCTATTGCCGCAATATTTGGCGCTTACAAGATCGGCGAACGTCAGTCCGAGTCCAATATGAGGCAGGCACAGGAGATGGCGGAACGCGAGCGGCGCCACAGGATGGGGGCATACGGTGCCGTCGTAGAAGGCGCGCACAATCAAGCAAAAAATGTTATTCGCTTGGGAAGCACACTCGAGAAAGCCGGCTTCTATAGGACCTGGAACGGCCAGAATGAACCGCTTTTCAATGGCATGGTCTTGGCAATCGATAATATTCCGCTGCATGATTTGGGGTCCCCAGAGAACGTGCGTGCTTTGATTCTGATGAAGTCGGTGCTTGCACAAATGGGCGATGAAACTAATAAATTCTTCAAGTCAGGGAACTGGTTAGACGAGGCAGTGCCGCAATTCCGCGGCGAACTTTTGCGCATTGAGATGGTGCTCGACCAAACTTGGGCGGTGCTCGAGAAAGGTTTGATCCAATCCAACGCTCCTATTCGTGGCGAACCCATGTCATGAGAGGTAGGCCGCTCGTTTTGCTGAGAACGTTATTGCCTTTGGCGTCGCGCTTCTTCTCGATGCGCATGACGGCCATGTTTGCGCACTGCGCTGTCTCGAGCGCAACGTCGATGAAGTCGCGCGCGAACTGGGGGGCGTCGAATTCGCCGCTCACGCGCACGGGTTTCATTTGCGCGAAGATGCCGACAGCCTCTGCATCGACGCGCTCTTTCCACTCAACGGGCGTCAGCGGACGGCGCGTGCCGGGATCGAATTCGGACACCTTCTTCTCAGCGCGCTTACGCGCAACCTCCATCGACTGCCCATACACACAGAAGCCACCCATTTCGACGTCCTCCAGAACTCAGGTCATTCCCACCAACGCGGGTAGGGCTCATCCAACTCGCGCGGCGGCGTGAGCTCCGCGCATTCGCGCGCGCCGCAATGGCGCCACGCGAGGTACTTTCCGACTACCACACCTAGAGGCAAACCGATAAGGACTGCGATGCAAATTGCTTCGACCAGGTTCATCGGTGAGCCTTTACGGGATTAGGTGCAGCGATGCACGTTGCAGCGGGTCTCGAATGCCGCTTCACGCTCCTGCATCTGGGCCTGAATCAACAGGAGGCCGAACACTGCGAGGATGGCGACTGCGAGGCGCGCGCCGAGCTTGATCGTTTCCATCAGGCACCAGCGCGGATTGCGACGAGCAGCCACCAGCCGATGCCCACCGCTGCGCCGACGGCGATCACTTTGCAGCCCAGCGCCACGCGGCCCGAGAAGTCATGGCATGCGAGCAGCAGGGCGTTATCGCAAGCGATTCGATTCATCTCTCAAGCTCCATTAGGTATCGCAGCACTGAGCGGGGGAGTCTCGTCCTGTTTGCCGTTGGAGACCGTTACGGGCTATTTAGAGTCGCCGCGCCGACTTGAGACACCCCCGCTCAGTGCCTCGGTGAGTGCGTGAGACGGATTACACCAAATGGTGTTCCGTATGTCAACACCATTTGGTGAATACTCGAGGAAATTTTCTAACGGCGTGGCTGGGCGGATGGCGCGGCTGTGAAAAAGCCCGCTCAGGGCGGGCTTTGGAGAGGGGGGCGGGCTTGATGCGCTTGCTCCACACAAGCAAGTCTTACTGCCCTACAAAGTCCGGGCTAAACCTTCATGGACGAATGCCGTTAACGCCTAGACATTGCCAGCCTTTCTATTGCATTTCTTCTTGCTTTCGTAGTCAAATTTTTCCCCGACAATCCAGTTTTTCCTCCCACCCACAAACCAACCAATCGAAAGGAAAACCTCGATGAAGAAGAACAAAAACAGCTCGACGAAACTGGCCTTGGCGGTCGCTATAGCCACTGTCGCCGCGTCCTCCTCCACCGCTTTCGCTGTCTCCACCTGCGACACCATGCCGACCAAGCAACAGCGGAGTGACTGCTGGTCGAACATCATGAGTAGCGAAATGGAACAAGCCGAGGAATACGAGATCGCGGTATTTGGAACGCGCAGGGTTCCCGAAGCCGTGAAACAACAGGTGAGAACCAAGCGTGAGAATATCGCGCTAGATGCCGATCGTCAGTGTCCGAAAGCTAGCGGTGGTTATCCGGATACCGCTTGCTACATCGACCACATCCAGAAGTTCAAGGACTTCACCTACCAGAAAACGTCGAAGTATGGCGTTCCCGACATGCGTTTGAATTGAACCCTTCCAGGAGAGAAATCTTGCGTATATTCATTGTCGCCCTCGCTCTCGCAACCATCAGTCTTCAAGCCCACGCCTACGTCGACATTTGCGAAATGAAGCGCTCGCAGGCCGAAGCCCAGCAGTGCTACCAGTACGGCGCCAACGGTGGGATGCTCCGTATGAAAGAGAACTACAAGCGCATCGTCAATTCATCGAGCGTATCCGACAGCGAGAAGCGCGAGCTGCAGGATAATCAGAAGAAATGGGAAAAGGCGGTTAGCAGCAAGTGCGATGACAACGTCTGCTACTACCGGGCCATTGGCTCGCGTAACGACGAGATCGAGCAATTCATGCGCAGCCACAGCCTCCAGCCGATGTAAGCCCATACGGTATAAATGAGGAGGGCGGGCGCAACGCCCCCCCTCTATGTCGCTTGCTTTTTGAGTTTTGTTGCAGCAAAGACTTTAAGTGCACCCTCTCGCCATCAACACGAATAGCAGCGAACGACTACAGCTGCGGCGATCATTTTGCGGAAGCGGTTGCGGCTTGGGTCGTCTGGGCTATAGGCTGCTGCAATGCACCCGTGTTGATCACCTTGTCGACGAAGTTTTCCATCGCGCTGCGGATTGCCTTTGCGGCAGCGTCTGACAGCGCATCGGCTCCCATGCCGCAGCCCTGGCCGTCTTCGCTGCCGTGCCCCTGGCCGCGGAACGTCGTTGTGATGAGCTCAGCTCCCGTGGGTGAGGTGACGCGAGCGCGTATTGCCAGGTCAACGTTGGCATCTGCCGAGCCTGACCAGAAGCCTTGCGCGAAGCGCAGCCTCGGGTCGAAGTCCGCGACGTCGAATTTAAAGACTGGACCTTGAGCAGCAGTGGGCAGTGAGTCACTCGCCGAGACGGACGAATAGGCGCCTTCAAGCGTCTTTATAAGCGAGCTGCGGATAACATCGCCCGCATAGATTGGATAGCTGTGCGCTCCGCAGATCAAGCCCGGCTTGACGGTCCGACCCAGACTCGAGAGCTCGGGCGACATGACGATGTATGCGCTGCCCTTCGTGGCCTTGGTCGACATGACCTCGGCGGCCCCGCTCTGCGCGGAAAGAGGAACGTTGTATGTGCAAGCGCTGAGCGACGCGATGGCGGCTGTGGCCGCACATGTGGCGATAGTTCGAATCCCCATGGAATTCCCCGTTTTATGTATGTGGTTGTGTCGCGGCTGTCCTTTGCAGTCCGGCAGCCATTGATGTTGGTATTATGCGTTTTGGATAATTACAATCTCTCCACAAACCTTTCTACTCTAGCAGTCGACCGAAAGCTCTGGTACTGTATATTTAGACAGATATTGGGGTGCGGGTAAAAGAAGATGCAGCATCAAATCGGGGAGCTGGGCGGCCGCAGATGCAGGCCGGGGGATCTTGCGCAGGTGATTTATTCGACCAATCCGCTCCTCGTGGGGCGGCTTGTTCTCGTCGAGCAATGGGGTGAGCAGGGCCGGTGGAATGTGACTCTGCTGGGAGAGCCGGGCTTCGGCCTGGAATTCGGCACTGGGCGCCCGCTCATCGGAAACAAAACGGCATTTCGCGATACGTCGCTTCGCCCACTCCGCGAAAGGAGTGGGCTCGATGCAGATTTAGTCCGCCTGGAAGCGCCCGCTGCCGGGCGGCAGTGACGGCGATTGCGCGAGGAGGCCGCTAATGTATGCCTCCACCTTCATGCGCCCCAGATCATCCAGCTGATTCCATCCGCTCGGCGCACCGGCACTTTCTTCTCTCGGGCGCGGGGCGATCAGGTCGATAGCCTCACCCGTGCTATCGAGCCATTTGCGCTCCATCTCGAGCGCGACTTTTTCCCCAAACGATTTCGATTTGACCATATCGCTGATCTGGCGGTCGACCCTGCCTGTCCGCCGCGCAACGACTGCTTGCGTGTGTATTTCCACTAAGCGCGCGAGGTTCCGCCTGCGCATCTCGGTGACCTGTTCGAAGTCCAGCAGATCGATTTTCATAGTTGGATTAGACCAGCGTAAACCAAATGGTGAAATTCACTAGATGGTGTTGATTGATTTCACCAAACGGTGTAATCTGACGCCATGGACAAGCTCAAGGCGTTTCTATCATCAATGTCGCCAGCGCATCGCAAGGAGTTCGCGAAGCGGTGTGGGACAACGTACGCATTCTTGCGAAATGTCATGTACGGCCAGCGAATCGCTGGCGAAAAGCTCTGCGTACGTATTGAGCGCGAATCGGGCCTCGTTGTCACGCGCCGCGATCTTCGCCCTGACGACTGGTACGAAATCTGGCCTGAGCTGGCCGATCAACAAAGCGTCGCGTCTTCCGACGACGTCCAGCCGCCGACTGGCGGTGCCCCAAATGGTGAAGCTACGAAGTGATTTTCGGCCCCGGCGCGGCGCCGGAATGCGACCGCGCTTTGGTTTTGTAGTCCCGATTGAACATGAGGATCCTTTGTAGAAAGGGTTGTGTAAGGACTTCCAATTCTACAGACGAATATCGGGATCCTCATCCCTCTACCCACGGAGCATAAATGCATCTTCCACACCACCAACAGATGCTTCGCGAGCACGCCACGCATGGCGGCATCAACGCAGTCGTGAAGATCATCCGCGAGGAAAACTCGGCGGCGCTGCACATCGAAGACGGTGAGCGCGAAACGCTGTCTCAGCGGGTGTTCTTGAATCAGCCCGCGCGCAACATTCCGATGAAGGGCTTCGTGAACCACGTCGATTGGGCAAAGGTTGAGGCCGCAACGCGGCTCGCTCAGTTGCACAGCAGCGGCGCCAAGGCCGCGAGCAAGAGCAGCGAGGCAACCGATGCGCTTGCTGCGTTGGCTTGAGACGGTAAGAGAGTTCGCCCGACTCCATTACGCGGAGCGGGCGAACGAACGGCGAAGCGATTCCCCGCGCTTCGATCCGATGCAGTTGCGACAGTAACCGTCACCAACCCTTTCATTTTTGTTAGTTTCCCGTTTCTTGTTGTGTGATTGCACTTTAGTAGTCCTCACGGCAAGAAAACATGTTTGTTTGGAGGCTCGATTGAACATCCTCGACACCGTCCACGCCGTGGCGCACGAATATCCCGGTGGCTGCGAATCGCTCGCGCCGCGGCTCGGCATGTCCGCGCAGGTGCTGCGCAACAAGGTCAATCCGAATACCGACACCCATCACGTGACGCTGATGAACGTCGTCGACATGACGGTGAAGACCGACGATGACCGAGTCCTTGAAGCTTGGGCTCGCGAGCGCGGCTATGCCCTGATCAAGCTCCCGACGCCCGAAAACTGCGCGGACGGCGAGGTGATCGAGCTGATGGCGAAAACGTGGGAGACGAACGGCGAGATCGGCAAAGAGGTCAATCGCACGTTCGAAGACGGCCGCGTCGAGCGCCACGAAGTGATCCGTATTCGCGACTGCGCCTGGACCCACATCAAGGTGCTGCTCGGTCTCGTTGGCCGCATCGAAGGCATGGCGGAGGGCAAGTAATGCGAACCACATGGACCCAGCGCGCGGCCTACGACGCGCTCGACGGCGGCGCGCGGCGCACGCAGAAGCAAATGATCCTCGACCTGTTCTACAGCCCGTTCCTGACGCTCACGCGGCAGGAGATCGCCGACCGCACGAACATGCGCCTGTCGAGCGTCTGTGGTCGTGTGCGAGAGCTGCTCGACGACGCGAAGCTGGCAGTTCGTGGTGCGCAGAAGTGCGCGGCCACAGGCGTCAACAACGAAACGCTCGGCTTGCCGGCGGCGAACTGAGGGCGCTATGAGTGGATACGCGTACCAGTGGGCCAAGCGTCAGCGAGTCGGCGATTCGTCTGCAAAGACGCTGCTGAAGACCTACGCGAACTGGGCCAGTGAGGACTATTCGACGTGGGTCACGAACGAAGAGCTTGAGCTCGACACGGAACTGAATATCCAGACGATCCGCCGCGCGCGCAACAAGCTGATCGAGCTTGGCTACCTGCTGGAGACGGACAAGCGCCTCGGCCGCACGCAAAGCATCGTCGTCTACCAGATGCTGGCGCCTGCGGCTGCGACGATCGTGCAGAGCGTCGACGCGCGCGGAGAAACGATCTCGCTGAGCCCGCCGACGCTCGAAGAGTTCATGGCGAAGAGGGGTGGAAAACGAAGCCCCTCGAAATCTCACCCCGCTAAGGGTGGTGAAAAACCAAGCCCCTCGAAATCCCAAGCGGCTCCAGATTCCACTTCAAGCCCCTCCAAATCCCACGTTGAAGGGGGTGAAATTTCACCTGAAGCCCCTCCAAATTTCGACACCAAGATAGCTTTAGTAGTGCAAGAGAAAGCAGGAGATCAGCAACCTGCGCGACGTGCGTCGCGAGTTGCGTTGAATTCCGAACTGCGATCGATGGAACTGCCCGACTGGTTGCCAGCAGAAGCATGGGCCGATTGGTGCGAGCACCGCGAGGCGAAGGCGAAAGACGCACCGTGGACCCTGGCCGCAGCCAAGGTGTCGATCAAGCGGATCAAGAAGCTGCTCGACGCCGGCCAGTCGGTGGAGACGACGATCGATGAGGCAGTGCTGCGCGGATGGACGGGCCTGTTCCCAGTGCGCGATGCGCAGCAGCAGGCCGCAACGTCGGGTGCGGCGGCACCGCCGGCGGACTGGTGGAAGTCGGAGAGCGGCTACCTCACTCGCGGCGCGCAGCTCGGCGTCGATCGAGCGAAGTTCCAGTTCTTTGAGCAATTCAAGGCGAAGGTCTGCAAGTTGGCGGGCCCGGGCGAATGGATGGAAGAGCTTCTACGCACGGTCAGCCGCGAGAGCGAAGAGCGCTACGAAGCCTTGTACGCCTACTTCAACGACATTCCGCGCGAAAAGCCCGCGCTTGCGGAGGCCGCATGAGCGCCGAAAAGCACTGCTGCGCTAACTGCGCTTGCGCCGTGAAGCTGGATAACGCAATCGGCTCCGCGTGCCGCTTCGCACGGTCGTTCCCTCTGGGCCGCTGGCGCGAATGGCTCGACGAGCCGTTCACCGAGAACGAGTGCGATCGCTTCGATGCGCTCTCGGCGAACGAGATTGCGAGGCGCCAGCGAATTAGGGCCGATTTAAGCCGTTGAGGGCGCAAGGGTATGCGAGGTATTCCCGAGTCGCTTCGAGAGGGATGGCAGTGCCTTCCCATAAACCGCAGGGGTATTTGGAAATGAACAGGAGGTCGATAGATGACGCAACTCCGGAAGAGTGGGACGCGGCGGTGCGAGGTCAATCGATGACGAAGCGCACCACATGGCCAATGGTCGTGCCGGCGGGCACGAAGACAGTCGGCACCGCGCGCGTGCGCGACGACGCGCTGCCCGTTGGCTACGCGCAGCGAAAGCTGGCCGAGAAGTTCGGCACGCAGCCCGCGCACGGCTTCGACGAGATCGCCGACGGCGCCGACAGCAGCACGGCGCGCACGCCGGCGTATCGCCGCGACGCCGTCCCGTCGCTCGGCATGGCCAAGCCGAGGAAGGCACCGAAGTATCGAAACTCGAAGTGCGAGCACAACGGCATCAAGTTCGACAGCGAGAAGGAGCGCTCGCGCTGGTTCCACCTGATCCAGTTGCAGGCCGCCGGCCGCATCCGCGATCTGCAGCTGCAGGTGCCGTTCGTCCTGACCGAGCGCAAGCGGCGCGATGACGGCACATGGGAGCGCGCATCGAAGTATGTGGCGGATTTCGTCTACATCGACGTCGCCACGGGCAAGCAGGTTGTCGAGGACGTGAAGTCGATCGCGACGCGCAAGAACCGGACATACGTGCAAAAGCGCAAGCAGATGCTCGCCGTGCACGACATCACCATCAAGGAGATCTGAGATGCCGAGGAAGTGGACTGATGACGAGCTCGCGACTGTCCGCGACATCTGGCGCGCCGGGTGCCATGTGGGCGAGCAGATGCATCGCCTGCCGGGCCGCACGGCGAACGCAGTGCACAAGCTCGCGGAGCGCCTCGGGCTCGGAAGCAAGGTGCCGCTCGTCGAATCGTATCCGGAGGCGATCCTCGATCTGCTTCGCGATGGCAGGCCATGGACATACGGCGAGCTGGTGACCGAATTCGGCGCCTCGCACAAAACCATCCGCCGGATCGTCGGGCGCATGCTCGACCAGCGTCAACTGTACGTCTCGGCAGAGCGCGGTCCATACGGCACCCAGTACGTCAAGTTCGGCAACGGCGATGACGAGGTGCTCGACAATCTGGAGGTCGATGAAGACCCAGTTGCAGCGCGCGCACGCGAGCGCGAGCTGGACCAGCGCTATCGCGCCGCCGCCGGATGGTGGCCCGTGGCGGACGTTGCAGTTGTGAGCGCGATGCACAGCATGGTGAGCACGGGGAGGGTGGGCGCTTGAGGCGTTCGGCACCGATGAAGCGGACCGGCTTCAAGCGCAAGCCCGATTCGCCCTTCAGCAGCTTCGCGAATCGGGCGACGGCCGAGCGCCGCGCCAAGAAGCGAAGCCGGCCGCGCAAGCCAACGGTGGCGGAAGGATCGAAGTATCTGGCGGCGTGCCGCGACGAGCCGTGCTACCTGCGCGTGCCGGGCATTTGCCGTCTCAACCCGAACGACGACACGGTCGTGCCGTGCCACTCGAATCTGCTCGAGCACGGCAAGGGGAAGGGTATCAAGGCGGACAACCGATTCACGTTTCCGGGCTGCGGCGCCTGTCACTTCTGGCTCGACCAGTCGAGGGAGCCGACCAAGGAACAGCGGCGCGACGCAACGCTCGACGCGCTCGCACGCTGGGAGCCGGTTCGTGATCGAAAGATGGGTATTACGGAGGGTGCTGAATGCAGCCAGTGAAAGTCGAGATCAAGCTGCCGATGCCTGCGGCGCCGCGGCGCGCGTGGGTGAATGGGCGATTCAAGAACGAGCGAATCATGCGGCAAGTGCATGCGGTGGCATACGGGTTTCGGCGCTGTCGGCAGAAGGATGCAGCGGGCAAGGAATACGTCGTCCACGTGCTCGCGCAAATCCCGAGCGGGTATCGGTTCTTCGTGAAGAGCTGGCAGTGGGTGACGAAGGATCTGGCCTGGGTGGACGCGCTCATCGCGCTCAACTCGACCGCGTTTCGCCCGTTCCTCGAGAGCGGCGACGATGAATGGCGTGCCGAGGTGTCCGCATGAAGCCGATCCGCCTGCAGGTCCAGATGCCGACGATCGGCGTGTTCAGCATCAAGGGGCGTTCGGCGGTCGGCGAGATCGAGGGACCGATTGAGGCGATGGTCCACGGATTGCGCCGAGTGGAATTCAAAGGTCAGATCGCCGATGACTACGTTCGAGCGCTCGCGTTCGTGCCAGAGCAGTTCCGCAGCCACCTGCGCGAATCGGGAAGGCTGGTTGGTGCCGAGCATGCCTGGTGCACCGCAACGCTTGCAGACAACAAAAAGTCGCTGGCGCCGTTCCTCGCTAGCGGTGATGACGAATGGAAATCGGAGACCGCATGACCGCGCACGCCTACATCCAATACGACGATGTGCCCGAGGCGCTGCTCGAAACGGCGCTGCGCCATCGTGACACGGTGACCGGCGCGCGCCTGATCGCGTTCGATAACTCGCCGTTCAGCGGCGAAATCAGCGAGACGTCGGAGGGCTTGACGCAGATCGAATTCGCGTGGCCGCACTCCGTCGAGCTGCGGCACGCGCTGGGCGACTGGCTCACGTATTACGGCATCGATTTCACGGTCGTCATGTGACCGAACACAACGCAAACCACAAGGTGACTATGAACGCAACCCAAACCGGCATTTTCAAGAGCGCACAAGAGGCGATCATGTTCGCGTGCAACTTCTCCAGTCAGCAATATGCGATGTCGCCTATGGCCAAGCTGCTACAAGGTCCGTCGCGCGGCAGCGGTCGCGGTCTGGTCGGGCTCGACGGCGCGGGACAGGCAGGCATGGTGTTCGCCGAACTGCAGCGCATCGATTACTGGCAGCTAGCTGTGCTCATTACCGGCAAGCTCGCGCGCAGCGAGCGCTGCGATTGCCGCCGCTCATGCTGCCGCGGCTGGAAGTTGAATCCGATTTTCGAGGAGGCTGTGAACCAGCTTGCGGATTATGTTGCGCTCACGCTAACGCCTGTGCCACCGGTTAAGGAATTCCGCGTCGCAGTGATCATGAAGTACTTCGGGGAGAAGACTGACCCGCTGGAGGTGGCGAAGCACCTTGAGATCAAGAAGGCCGCAGCCGAGCGCCACATCACGGCAATCCGCAAGTGCATTCGGGATCTGGAGAAGAACGGCCTCACGGCTTTCAGCGAGCGACTCGACGACATCGGCATGCTGATGCGTGCTGGATGACCTTCGTCCGGCGCCTTGTGCCTCGTTGTCCGAGGGAATATGCTATTGCCCGCAGCACAGCGGCCAGTCAATGCTAAACGGGGAAGCGAATGGGTTACCAAGCAGTTGTAAATGCGAAGAGGTTTGTTCAGGTCAGTCAGCGTCTGGATGGTGCATCAGTGATCCTGCGCAATCTTTTCCGTGCCTGTGTGAAAGAGGCGCGGTTCGCGGATGCTTATGGTTTCGGGCTCGCCGCTTCGGATGTCGCAGACGATCTGCGAATCGAATGCGCGCACGGTCAAATCCGGGTTGTGTACGATCAGGTCGTTCGTGATCAGGATTTGCTGGGCCGATTCACATTTTTCTTGATCAGGACCGATGTGTTGGGCGAGAAGCGTGCGGAGCAGGTATATGGGCTTCTGTTCAATGAGAGCCGCTTGGCGACTTGGAATTTGACGGGTGACTTCGAATGGGAAATCGATGGTGACATCCGGATCGGCGATGAGACGACTTCGACTTTGATGGCGAGTCTATTGCTGGGTGTCGTTGGCGCGATTCCGCGGATTGAATAAGCTGGCGCTGGTGTGCGGCAGACGCTGTGCACTTGACATGCGGGAATCGCCCGCATAAACTACGTTTTCATATACCGTACCAATGGTGCGAACACGAAGCCCGCAAGCGAAAGCAAGCGGGCTTTTTCTTGTGCATTAGCCCTTGTGCCTAAACTGCTGGCCGGCGGTTCGCAACTGAAGCGCTGCTACGTGAGCGATTTCAAATATGAGTGATCTGACTGATTGGGTGGAAGAGCAGGCGTTGGAGAATCTGCGTTTCCATATTCAGAGTGCGGAACTCATCGCGAAGGAAGCGAATACCACTCTGACTCTTCTGCTGGCAGGGGTGGGCGGGGCTTCTGCCTACGTGGTTAAGCTGCTTGAGCCTGATCATCCTGGATGGCTACTCGCGGCGGCTGTCGCCTTCGGCATATCCCTGTTGTGTTTGTCGGGCTGGCTGATTCACGGCTGCATGAAGATTGAGGCCATTCATGCGCCGACGAATGAGCCACGGAACATCTTCCAGCCGACATTTTCCTTGGAGTCGATTAAAGAAGTGGAATTCGAGAATCTGCAGCAGCGGATAGATGAAACTGCCGCGCGCAATGCACGTGTGGCGGACCGGCTGAACCGAATCCGCCTCTGCGCATTGCTGACACCGCTTATTGCGGCTGCGGTCGGTTTGGTGAGTCGTCTTTTCTGAACGGCATATCTTTCGCTTGGTCTCGCCGGCTTGGTTGCGGCTGCGGGACCACGGGTTTGGGTTCGCTCATAATGTAGCTCCCGTAGATGCTGGTTGATGTGCTGTGCCGTGCTGTGCTGTGCGCGGCCTTATTTTACTTCGTAAGCCTCTATACACCCGCAAGGCGAAAGCCCTGCGGGTTTTTTCATTACAGCGCCTTGATCTCTTCGGTGAGCTGTTTGATGAAAGCACCGAGGAACTGGGCATTTTCGCGCCCGGCTTTTGCAGGATCGCCGTAATTCGCGCCAATGACCGGTGTAAACCAACCAGCCTCAAGGGCTGCCTTTGCGAGATCAACCGCCTTCCCGGTTGCCTCTGTAGCGGTGTAGATAGCCAAGATGGATTCCTTATGGTGATGTGCCGGTTGTTTCCGGCTCAACGATTTTACAGTGGCTGTAAGTTGAACGTAATGCGGTCCGTCTCAACAACTAGGGGTGTGCGGGTCGATTCTGCGCGCGCGACCGAATATTCTCTCAAATGGGCCGAAAGCTAACGACACTCAAGCCTCGCGTGCAATCGCTCACGACCACGCGCGTGCCGATGCTGGAGGCGAAAGCCGGTACGACGCCGCGCATTCGTGGCAGCCGTTGGGTTAGGACGCGCCAGCGCATGGCGGTCGCGCAGCAGTTCAAGTGCCAGCGCTGCGGCTGTGTGTGGCTGCCGTGGCGCGATCAGCTCGACCACGATGTCCCGCTCGAGCAGGGCGGCAGCAACGACGATAGCAACCTGAAGCTGCTGTGCGACGACTGCCACAAGCTGAAGACTGCAGATGAGGCGCGCGCCCGGTTGCGATGACGATATAGTGAAAATCGTTCTCATTCGCAACAGATCGCAGCCCGATCCGTCGATTGTAAATGAGATCAATTCGCATTTGCGGTGGGGGGTACCGAAAGTCTGGCGTTTCGTATCACGGGACACCGCGCGTCCTCCCACGCGGAGAAAAAATCCCCCTTTCAGAAATTTGTTAAAGGGGTTTAACAGCGCTCGAAACGGCGCAAAGCTTTATCGGGCAAAGGTTTCAGGCGTTTCCACGCGATGTTAAAGCGATGGCGCCTTGTTAAAGGAGGTTGCTGTGGCGCTGACCGGCAAGAAGCGAGCGTTCGCCGATGCCGTTCTCGCCGGCAAGTCGAACAAAGAGGCAGCCATCGAGGCTGGTTGCAGCCCGAAGACCGCTTCGGCGGCTGGCTCTCGGCTCGCGAAGGACAAGGACGTCGTCGCCTATATCGAGCAGCGCGGGAAGAAGGGCGCCGCGAAGGCTGAGCTGCCGTCGTCGCTGCCGCAAGACGACGAACGAGCAGCGATGACCCGTGCGGCTGTCGACGCCGGCTTCGATCTCGGCGCGATCCTGACTTTCAAGGACCCCAGGGATTTCCTGCTGGCTGCGATGAACGATCCGGAGACGGAGAAAAAGCTTCGCGTGACTGCGGCCCAAACGCTCATGCCGTTCTTCCACCAGAAGCTCGGCGAAGGCGGCAAGAAGGACGCCAAGGCGGAAGCAGCGAAGAAGGCCGCGAGCAAGTTCGGATCGCTCGCGCCGCCGAAACTGGTGGTGAACAACAGGAAGTGACGTATGGAATGGTCGACAGCGTGTCCAGATTGGGCCGAGCGGCTCAAGGCGGGGCAGTCGATCATTCCGCCGCCGATCTTTCCCGAGCAGGCCGAGCACGCGCTCGCCGTGTTCAAGGAGCTCAAGATTGTCGACGCGCCTGGCAGTCCGACGTTCGGTGAGTCATCGGCGCAGTGGGTGTTCGATCTGGTCGCGTCGATCTTTGGTGCGTACGACGCTGAGAACGGGCGCCGCCTGATCACTGAATGGTTCGTTTGCCTGCCCAAGAAGAACAGCAAGTCGACGCTGGCCGCCGGAATCATGATGACGGCCATGATCCTGAACTGGCGCATGTCGGCGGAATACGCGATTCTCGCTCCGACGATCGAGGTGGCCGGCAACAGCTTCGCGCCCAGCCGCGACATGGTGAAGCACGAAGAGGAGCTTGACGATCTCTTCCAGGTGCAGACGCACGTCAAGACGATCACGCATCGCACGACGGGTGCGACGCTGAAGGTGGTGGCCGCCGATTCGAACACAGTGGGCGGCAAGAAGAGCGTCGGGACGCTCGTGGACGAGGTCTGGCTCTTCGGCAAGCAGCCGAACGCCGAGAACATGCTGCGCGAGGCCATCGGCGGTCTCGCATCGCGTCCGGAAGGTTTCGTCATCTACCTGACGACGCAGTCCGACGATCCGCCGGCGGGCGTCTTCCTGCAGAAGCTTCGTTATGCGCGCGACGTGCGGGACGGAAAGGTTGTCGATCCCTGCTTCGTGCCGGTGATCTACGAGCACCCGCCCGAAATGGTGGCGCGTAAGGAGCACCTGCTCGCCGAAAACCTTGGGATGGTGAACCCCAACCTCGGTTATTCGGTCGACGAGGCCTTCCTGCTTCGCGAGTTTCGCAAGGCTAAGGAGGGCGGCGAAGAGTCGTTCCGCGGCTTCCTCGCGAAGCACGCGAACGTCGAAATCGGGCTTGCACTACGGTCCGACCGATGGGCTGGCGCGGACTACTGGGAGCAGCAGGCGACCGGATGCCGCTCACTCGAAGAGCTTTTCGCGCGCTCGGAAATCGTCGACGTTGGGATCGACGGCGGTGGCCTCGATGACTTGCTGGGCCTCGCAGTCGCAGGGCGCGAAACGGGCACGGGCAAGTGGTTGCTCTGGACGCACGCTTGGGCGCACCCGTCGGTGCTCGAGCGGCGCAAGGCGGAGGCGGCGCGCTTCGATGACTTCGCGCGCGACGGCAACCTCTCGCTGGTCAAGGTGATTGGCGACGACGTCGACGAGCTCGCCGGCTTTGTCGCGCAATGCGAGCAGTCTGGAAAGCTCGACCGCATCGGTGTCGACCCGGCTGGCATCGGCGCCATCCTTGATGCGCTGGTTGATGGTGGCGTGCCGGAAGAGAAGGTCATCGCGATCTCGCAGGGTTGGAAACTCGGCGGCGCGATCAAGACAACCGAGCGGAAGCTCGCCGAAGGCGCGCTCGTGCACGGAGGGCAGCGCATGATGGCCTGGTGCGTGGGCAACGCCCGCGTCGAGCCGCGCGGCAACGCAATCCTCATCACCAAGCAGGCGAGCGGCTCCGCGAAGATCGACCCGCTAATGGCGACGTTCAATGCGATCTCGCTGATCAGCTTGAACCCGCAGGCAGCAGCACAACCCGGAATAGTGATCCTATGAGCGAAGCGGTATTCAAGGCAGCGCAGGCGAAGGCCCGAACGCCGGGCTCGTCTGTGCTAAACGCCTGGCGCGCGCAGCATGGGCCTGAAGCGACCGGGCAAATCAACAACGTCAACGAGACGCGGCAGAACCTGACTGTTCAGGAGTTGGCGAACATCATTGGCGGCGGTGCGATCAGCAACGCCGGGCCGGTCGTGAACGAGACGACCGCGATGAAGGTGTCGGCGGTCTACGCGTGCGTCGCGCTGATCGCCGGCGCGATCTCGACGCTACCGATGCCGATCTATGAGCGCACGGCCACGGGCCGGGCACGCATCGAGCATCCGTACTGGTGGCTCCTGAATGAGCAGCCCGAGCCCGATGTGTCGGCGGCTGTGTTTTGGGAATTCATGGTCGCAGCGCGCCTGTTCTATGGCGATTGCTTTGCAGAGATCGTGCGCCCGTCGTTCCGCAGCAGCTCGGTTACCGCGTTCAAGGCGCACCACCCGCTGCGCGTGTTCCCGTTCCGGGACAGCCACGGTGACCTGTATTACCGCGTGCAGCCGCTCGTCGGCGCAGAGTACATCCTGCACCCGGCGGACATCATCCATGTGCCGAGCCTCGGTTATGACGGGATTCGCAGTCCGAGCCCGATCACCTACGCGGCGCGGCAATCGGTGGGAACGTCGCTCGCGGCTGCCGAATACAGCGCGCGCTTCTTTTCGAACGGCGCGCGCCCGGATTTTGCTCTGACGACGCCAGGCAACATGTCGGAAGAGCAGGCGAAGCTCCTGCGCGCAACGTGGGGCGAGCGCCACGGCGGCGTCTCGAATTCGCATCTGCCGGCAGTCTTGACCGGCGGCCTGGACATCAAGACGCTGACGCTCAACCCGGTCGATGCGCAGATCCTCGAAACGTCGAAATGGGGCCTCGAGGAAATCTGCCGCATCCTCGGCGTGCCGCCGTTCATGGTCGGCTCTACCGAGAAGACGACGTCGTGGGGCAGCGGCATCGAGAACATGAGCCGCGGCTTCGTGAAATTCACGCTGCTGCGCGACCTCGTCAAGTTCAACCAGGAATTCAACCGGAAGCTCTGGCCCTTGCGCCAGCGCTTCTTCGTCGAGTTCGACGTATCCGGCATGGAGCGCGGCGACCTCAAGAGCGAGAACGAGGCGCTCCGCATCGCGCTCGGGCGTGCAGGCGAGCCGGGCTGGATGACGAAGAACGAGGTGCGGCATATCAAGCTGTTGCCGCCCGTCGAGGGCGGCGATACGCTGAATGATGGTGTAACGCAGGCGGCCAGCGTTACCGAGCCAACTGCAAAGCCGGAAACGGCGCCGGAACCAGCCGGCCAACCAGACCAAGGGGCAACATGAGCAAGCTGATCCAACTGCTCGCAAAAAATCGCGGGCAGCGCGCCCCGCGCGCGTTCGCGGTACAGGGCGACGACGTCACGATCTATATCTACGACGCCATCGTGCCCGACGACGAAACGGCGGACTGGTGGGGCGGCGTCTCGGCGCAGTCTCTCGTGCCGCAGATCCGCGCGATCAAGGGCGGCACGGTCCATCTGCGGATCAATTCGCCCGGCGGCGACGTGTTCGCCGCGCAGGCGATTGTGGCGGCAATCCGCGACACGGGCGCGAAGGTCGTTGCGCACATCGACGGCTACGCGGCGAGTGCCGCCACGGTCATTGCAGCCGCCGCCGATGAGGTCGAGATGTCCGACGGCGCGATGTACATGATCCACTGCGCCTGGACGATCGCAATCGGCAACTCGGCCGATCTTGCCGCGACCTCGGCGCTGCTCGACAAGACGGACGGCGTCATCGCTGGCCAGTATGCGAAGCGCTCTGGCAAGAGCGTCGACGACATGAAGGCGCTCATGAGTGCCGAAACGTGGTTCACCGCGGAAGAGGCTGTCGAGATCGGTCTCGCCGACCGGATCGCAGAAAGCGGCGAGAAGTTGCAGGCGTCGTGGGATCTCAGCGCTTACGCGAATGCTCCGAAGCCGAAGGCGTCCACCGATCCCGACCCGATCGATGCAATCACCGCCGAGCACCGCGAACGCCAGCAGCAGCGCATGCGCATGCTGAACTGCATCAAACATCAGTGACGCGCCTCGCGCAACTGAGAACGGCCGCCATGAGCGGCCTTTTTTTCGTCCCTACGACCTGCGCGAGCGGTCAATCCTGAACGGAGAGAGCAATATGAAGCTGCAGCAACTGCGCGAACTGCGCAATTCGAAGGCGAAAGAAGCTAACGAACTGAACAACAAGTATCCGGCAGACCAGCGCATGCCCGCAGCGGAAGCGGAGCGCATGGACGCGATCCTCGCCGAGATCGAGGCGATCGACGGCGACATCGCGCGCGAGAATCGCCGCGTGCAGCTCGCGGCTGACGACCCGACTGCACAACATGCCGCAGCGATGAACGTTGCGACGCGCACGCCGGCCGCGCAAAGCGATGAATCGCGCGCACTGCGTGCCTTCATGGCCGGCGGCGTCTCCAACATGGCCGACGAAGACCGCGCCCGCATGCTCGCGCGCCAGACGCAGGACATCCGCAATGCCATGTCGACGACGACGCCGACGGAGGGCGGCTTCACGGTCGCGACCGAGTATCAGCGTTCGCTCGAAATCGCGATGCGGGCATACGGCGGCATGCGCCAGGTCGCGCACGCAATTCGCACCGCGACGGGCGCCGACATGAACTTCCCGACGACCGATCCGACGTCCGAAGTCGGCGAAATCGTTGGTCAGAATACGCCGGTCACGGGGCAGGACACGTCGTTCAGCAATATCGTCCTCAACGTCTTCAAGTACAGCTCGAAGAAGATCGCGCTGCCGTTCGAACTCGTGCAGGATAGCTTCATCGACATCGAGGCATACGTCCAGGTGCTGCTCGCGATGCGCCTCGGCCGTATCCAGAACACGCACTTCACGGCCGGCACGGGCGTTGGCCAGCCTCGCGGCATCGTGACGGCGGCAGGCTCGGGCAAGGTCGGCGCGACCGGTCAAACCGTGACGGTCACCTACGATGACCTGGTCGACCTCGAGCATTCCATCGACCCCGCGTATCGCAGCCAGCCGGGCGTTGGCTACATGATGCACGACACGTCTGTGCGTGCCGTCCGCAAGATCAAGGACGCGCAGAACCGTCCGATCTTCGTGCCGGGCTACGAGGCCGACGCAATGATCAACGGCGGCGCGCCGGACCGCCTGATGGGGCGCCCGATCACGGTCAACCAGGACGTGCCGGTGATGGCCGCCAATGCGAAGTCGATCCTCTTCGGCCAGATGTCGAAGTACGTCATCCGTGACGTCATGGACCTCACGATCTTCCGCATGACCGATTCGGCATTCACGCTGAATGGCCAAATCGGCTTCGTCGGCTTCCTGCGCGCGGGCGGCAACCTGATCGATGCCGGCGGTGCGGTGAAGGCCTACGTCAACTCGGCGACGTAATCAAGCGCGTCAGGCTGCGGCGGACCGCTGTCCGCCGCTCTCCCAACATCCCTCCTATTTCAGGGGTAGAGCATGGCAAAGATTCAAACGGCGCAGGCGCGCGTCCTCGCTGACAACGCTGGCCTTGGCCTCAAGTGCGACCAGGTCGTCACCGGGCCCGAGGCGGTCATCAAGGCCCTCGCGAAGGCCGGCGCAGTCGACGACCATCCCGACGCGGTCGCGTACGCAACGAAGCAGGGCGCGAAACAGGTGGAGCTCGCAGACCCTGATGCCGCCGCTGAAGTCGCCGAGGCGGCGATCGAGGAAAAGCAGGCTGACGGCGCGCCGAACGATCCGGCCGCGAAGTAAGCATGGGGATCAGGCTCACACAGGCGCCCGCCGAAGAGCCGGTCACGCTCGAAGAGGCGAAGCTGCACCTGCGCGTCATCGATTCGTCCGAGGACGCGCTGATCTCGCTGCTGATCACCGCGGCGCGCGCGCACGCGGAGAATGTGTGTCGCCGCGTCTTCGTCACGCAAAAGTGGGACCTGTTCCTCGACGCGTTCCCGTTCTACACGTACTACGGCGTGATCCCCGGCTACGTGCCGGTCGACCAGTTGCCGTCGGCGTGGATGACGATGCGCAACTACGCGGTCCGCTTTCGCGGCAGCAAGATCGACATCCCGTTCCCGCGCCTGCAGTCGGTCGATGCGGTGCAGTACATCGACGCGCTCGGCAATAAGCAGGCGCTCGACCCTTCGCTGTACGTGGTCGACAACGTGAGCGAGCCGGGTGTGCTGACGCCGAAGACGGGCACGTACTGGCCCGACACGCTCAACACGACCAACGCCGTGCAGATCAGCTTCACGGCGGGTTACGGCGATGCCAAGGACGTGCCGGCTGGCATCAAGTCGTGGATCATGCTGCGCGTCGCAACGCTCTATGAGAACCGCGAACAGGTCGCGATCCTCAATCGCGGCCAGGTCCACGATCTTCCGTATGTCGACCAGCTTCTCGATTCGTACCGGATCATGGGGTATGCGTAGTGCGGTCTGGAGATTTCAACCGGCGCATCACGATTCAGGTCAAGAAGGAAGGCGAGGACGAGCTGGGCCAGCCGCTGACCGAGTGGATCAATCTCGCCAAGGACGTGCCGACGAACCTGCTTGCTACGAACGGCAAGGAATACGTGGCCTCTGGCGAAGAGGTCAGCAAGGCCCAGGTGAGCATGCGCATCCGATGGCGGACCGACATAACCGCGGCGATGCGCGTTCTGTACGACGGCGGCATCTTCAACATTGAGGCGGTCCTGCCGGACTACGCCGGGCGACGCTATGTCGATCTGGCGTGCAGCATGGGGGCGAACAATGGCTAATTCCGCCGAGGCGATCGTCTACGGTGCCACCAAGGCGCTCGTAGACGGTCGCTGCTATCCCGATGTCGCGCCGCAGAACACGCCGCGCCCGTATGTGACGTATCAGGACGTAGGCGGCCAGTCGCCGAATTACCTGTCGAACACGGTCGAGCTGGAGAACGCCCGCATGCAGGTCAATGTGTGGGCTGACTCTCGCGCAGCCGCGCGCGCTCTAATGAGAAGCGTAATCAAGGCTCTGACTGCCGATCCTATTGGCGCTGCGACTATTGGCGGACCGGTGAGCGTCTACGAGTCCGACACGAAGCTCTACGGCTCGCGCGAGGACTTCTCAATCTGGTTCACGCCGTAACCGGCACCGCTTCATCTTCAACCGTATGCCCGCCCTGAGCGGGCTTTTTCATTTGTGAGGTTTGATATGACTTCGAGTGCGATTTCCGCTCAGGGATCGACGCTGCAGGTATCTGGCGGCTCGGGTGCCGCGAAGAACATCACCGCGATCGCGCTGGGGTTCCCGACCATCCTGACGTCCGTTGCTCACGGCTTCGCCAATGGCGACATCGAAACGCTTGCGGGGCTGACCGGTGCCGATGCCGCGTTGCTGAATGGCCAGGCAGTGGTCGTTCACCACGTCACGGCGAATACGTTCGCTGTGAACGTCGATACGACGGGCAAGACGATCACCGCGGGCGGTACGGCGACGCCTGTCGCGTGGACGCTGATCAACAACCTGAAGAGCTTCAAGGGCTTCGACGGTCAAGCGAACGAGATCGACAAAACCAATCTGTCGAGCACCGCGAAGGAATACATGCTCGGCCTTCAGGACTTCGGCCACTTCACGTTCGACGTCGACAAGGATTTCAACGATCCCGGTCAGGTCGCGTGCAGCGCCGCAAAGCGCGCTGGCTCGCTCAAGAACTTCAAGCTCACGCTGCCGAACGGCAAGACGGCGACCTGGGCTGCCTATGTCAAGAACGATCCGCTCGATGGCGGCGTCGATCAGCTGCTCACCACGACCGGCGTTTCGCTGCGCATCAGCGGCGACGTCACCTACGCGTAATCCGCGTCGGCGTTCTCACCAAAACAACGAATTCAGGAATCCAACGTGCCGATTCTCTCGAAAGCAACGAAGGGCGCCATCCTCAGCGCGCCCCACCTCAAGACCGAGACGGTCGACGTGCCCGAGTGGGGCGACGGTGTCGCCGTCATCGTCTCGGAAATGTCGGGCCTCGCGCGCGACGCCTACTACGCGAAGCACAAGGCGGATGACAAGGACGTGCCGATCAGCGCCGTGCAGGCCGATCTGCTGCTGGTGACCGTCGTGGATGAGTCGGGCACGCAGGTGCTCGATGAAAGCGACATCGAAGCGTTGCGCGCGCAGGGCAGCGCCGCGCTCGATCGCGTGGCGGACGCCGCGATGCGTATCAACGGCATGAAGCCGGGCGCGGTGGAGGGGGCTGCAAAAAACTCCGGCGCCGCCACGAGCGGCGCTTCTGGTTCCGACTCGCTGCCCGTCTCGGGAAGTCAGTAAGGCAGGCGCAAGAGGAAATCGGCAGCGCGGAGTTCGTCGAGTGGATGGCCTTCTACGAGCTGGAGCCGTGGGGCAGCCATTACGACGATCTTCGCGCCGGGACGATCGCTTCGATGATCGCCAATGTGCACCGCGATACGAAGGTGCGCGACAAGCCGTTTACGGCGCTCGAAATGACGCCGTGGAATGAGCACAGTCGCACGGGAGCCGCTGAGCCCGTGCCAATTCTGCTCGAAGACCCCGAGGCGCAATCGAATCTCCTGCTCACGATGATGTTCCCGAACAAGGCAGCCTGATGGCATTCAAGCTGACGGTCGATAACCCGGACGGTCTCACGGCCGCGATTGACGCGCTGACGCAGGTGGCCAGCGAGTCGGCACTTCGCCAAGCAACTGTCGCGGGCGCGCGCGTGATCTTCGAAGAGGTGAAGTTGCGCGCGCCCGTTGGCGTGGTCTCGTGGGAGAGCCGAGATAGCAAGCAGAAGCGCTACCCCGGCTTCCTGCGAGACAACATCCTCCTCGCGTTCGACAAAGAGCGCTCGGCCGAGGGCGTGCGCGCGACGTATCTCGTGACGTGGAGCAAAGACGCCTTCTATGGCCGATTCGTGGAGTACGGCACCTCGAAGATGGCAGCAAACCCGTTTATGCGCCCCTCTTATGAGGCGACGCGCGATGCCGCTGCACAGAAGTTCAGCGATGTGATTGACGAGAAAGTCAGGGAGTTGACGAGTGGCCAATGACACCGTCGTACGGTTGACAGGAGATGCATCCGGTTTCGTCCAGGAGATGGACCGGGCGCGGAAGAGCGCTGCCGATTTCGTAACGAGCCAGGACACACTTCGCCAGCGCCTCACGAACTCTGCCAATGCCATCGAAAACACGCGCAAGGTGCTGAAGGACCAGGGTGATGAAGCACTGGCCGCATTCAACAAATCGGCGCGATCCGCTGAGGGTTGGCTGACGTCGCTGCAGAAGCAGGCTGACCAGGCGGGCAAGACGCGCGCGCAGCTGATGGAGCTGCGCGCAGCCGAGCTTGGCGTGGCGGACGCCGCGCAGCCATACATCGACAAGATCAAAGCTGCCGAGCAGGCGATGAACGGCGGCGGCCATGCTGCTCACGAATTCAACCTCGCGACGGCCGGCGCACGCCGCGAGCTGCTGGTGCTCGCTCACGAGGCGTCGCAGGGTAGCTGGAAGAACTTTGGCGGCTCGCTGCTTGTGCTCGGCGAGCGCACGGACGCTCTGTCGGCGCTGATGAACAAGACTGCGCTTTCGATCGGTGCCGTTGTCGGCGTGATCGCGATGGCTGCATCGATCACCTACCACGCGCGCGATGCACTAGCCGAGTACGGCGAGCAGATCGAGAACCTGAGCAAGAAGACTGGCATCTCGACGGACAACATCCAGCAATGGGCATTCGCGGCGAAGTCGGCCGGTGTCGACACGAAGGATGCGACCAAGGCGCTCGCGGCCCTTGGCGATGCTCAGAATAAGGCGATCAACGGTAACAAGGACGCTGCAAAGGCGTTCTCGGCAATCGGCATTTCGCTCGCGGACCTGAAGAAGAGCAGTCCGGACCAGTTGCTGCCGCAGATTGCTGACGCGTTCAGCAAGACGGCCGACAGCGCGTCGAAGGCGGCCGTTGCCAACGAGCTATTCGGCGCATCCGGCGACGAGTTGATACCACTGCTCGACCGCGGGCGCACTGGCCTCGATGACCTGCGCGCCGCGGCGCAGGCCTCGGGTGCAGTGATCGGTGGTGAGACCGTTGCGCGTATGGCGGCTCTGAAGGAGCAGATGGAGCTCGCGCACGCGAAGATGGATGCGATGACGCTGAGCGCGAAAACGCAGCTCTTGCCGACGATCATCAATTTGACGAATGCGCTGGGCGACAACGTTGCAATGAAGCCAGTGCTGGAGGATTTCTATAACGGCGTCGGCCTCATCATGAAGTCGGCAGCATCAGCCATCGCTACTGTTGCGATTGGCTTCGAGCAGCTCTCGGAGGTGATTGCGACCGTCGCCACGGTCACGTATTACGGCATGACGGGCCAGTTCAAGATGGCCGTCGATTCAGCTAAGGCCGGGTATGAAAATCTGAAGCGGGAGGGAGAGGGCTACTCGCAGTTCATGTCGAAGCTGTGGTCGAACGCGGTGCCGCCTGCGCATGCAAGTGCAGCCCCGTCCGGACCGACGATTTCCTTTTCTAAGGGAGGCGGCGGCGGGCAGCACAAGGCATACACGGATGATGCGGCGACGCGATTTCTGCAGCAGCTTCGCGACCAGGCGGCCGAGCTGCAATCGCATCTCTCGACGACCGACAAGCTGACGAACTCCGAAAAGGAGCTCGCGAAGTTCAACCAGCAAGTCAGCGACTGGAAAGGTAAGACCCTCACGGCGGACCAAAAGAGCCTGCTCGCGCATCAGGACCAGATCCGTGCGCAACTGCAAACGAACGTCGAGCTCGAAAAAGAGGTTGCGCATCGGCAGGATGTGCAGAAGATGTTCGAGCGCTCGGCGCAGATCACCGCGTCGATTGCGAGCTACCAGAAGGGGCAGACGGACCAGTACGCTCGGCAGCTCGGCGCGTTCGGCATGGGCGCCGATGCGGTCAGAAACGCCCAGGCCGTCAAGTCGATCTTTGCCGAGTACCAGCACCTGCAGGAGCAGCTCGACAAGGCGACCCCGAAGGATCTGATCGGCGGCGCTGAGTATCAGGCGGCATCCGCGAACATCAAGGCAGGGCTCGAGCAATCGCTGCAGGATTACGACGCCTACTATGCCGCGCTGAAGGTGAAGCAGGGCGATTGGGTTAACGGCTTCACGGCGGGCGTCGCGAACTACCTCGACTCTGCGCACAACATGGCCGCTCAGACCGAAAGCGCATTCACGAACGTGATGAAGAGCATGGAGGATTCGCTCACGTCGTTCGTGACGACGGGCAAGTTCAATTTCGGCAGCTTCGCGACCAGCGTCATCGCGGATATTGCGCGCATTCAGGCGCGCGCCGCGATCTCTGGCCTGCTGGGTGCGGGCATCAATGCGCTCGGCGGTATGTTTGGCAATGCCGGCGCGACGATCACCGCGAACATTCAGGGCTCCGGGATCGATGGCTTGATTGGCGCGATGGGCGGCTGGGGTACGCTGCCCGCGCGGGCCGGCGGCGGACCGGTAGACGGCGGGGCAGCCTACCTCGTTGGCGAGAAGGGTCCGGAGCTCTTCGTGCCCGGCGCATCGGGCGCAGTCGTCCCGAACCACGCGCTGACGCCATTCACAGGTGGCGGCGGGGGCGACACGATCGTGCCGATTACCGTCTCTGGGGGCGGCGGCTCGTTCGACAAGAGCGACGCGGCGTGGCTGCAATCGCAGGTGCAGAAGCTCGTCGATAGTCGCCTTGCCCAGAAGATGAAGGGCCAGGGTGGGTACGCCTGGCAGATCAAGAACGGGAGCGTGGGCTAATGGCCGACACCTTCACCTGGGTCCCTACTGTCGCGCAGTCGACCGGGACGGCGACGCAGCGCGTGCGCAAGGCGCAATTCGGCGACGGATATGCGCAACGTGTACAGGACGGCATCAATAACCGGTCCTCGTCGTTCCAACTGCAATTCATCAACGACGCAGCAACCATCGCCGCGATCATCGCGTTCCTCGACGCGCGAGCGGGCGCAACGGCGTTCCTGTGGACGCCGCCGCTTCGAACACAGGCGCTGCTTTTCACGTGCGAGACGTACACCGAGCCAACGAAAGACGGCAACGCATACACGTTCACTGCGACGTTCGATCAAACCTTTGCACCGTAAATCAACATGACGGCACTTCAAACAGTCAATCTCGGCACCGCGCCAGCGGGCACCGATGGGGATACCGTTCGCGTAGCGATGACGAAGGGCAACTCGAACGTCGCGGTGCTCAATGCACAATCGGCACTCACGTCTGCCACGACGATCACGGTGGCGCAGGCCTTGACCGCCGCCGCGCACCTCGGCAAACGGGTGAACATCAACCTTGCCTCGGCTGGCACGATCAATGTTCCATCTGCCTCGACGGGCGGCGCCGATGGCGTAATCCATCTGCGCAACGTCGGCAGCACGGTTGTCACGCTCGCGATCACGACGGGCTCCGGCGATACGCTGGCACTCACGAAGCTCAATCCAGGCGAAAGCGCGCTGCTCGATACGGATGGCGTGCATGCGTGGAATGTGTTGATGCGCGGGCGTACGAATGCTGACAACGAAATTGTCAACGGAACGCTGACCGTCGCTAATGCCGTAGCCGCAAGTCATGCGCTCCCCCTTGGTCAAGCACAGGGCCGGCTACTGGGGGTGGTTCCGTTCTATGCATCCGGGGCATTTAACGCGCCGCAAGGGACAACCGCGGTTCGCGTTAAATGCCTGGGCGGCGGAGGCGCCGGCGGCGGCGCAATTGCTACATCGGTCGGCACTGTGTCCCTAGGTGCACCAGGAACGTCAGGCGCGTATGCGGAGGGGTACTTCACCAGCGGATTCAATGGTGTTGCCGTTACAGTGGGCGCGGCTGGGACATACGGCTCTGGCGTGGCTGGAGGGAACGGCGGCCAGTCGTCATTCGGTTCATTACTTGTTTGTCCGGGAGGTTACGGGGGATCGGTGTCGGGGCAAATTACCGGCGCCCCTACTGGGTGGTGGATTGGCCGGGGTCCCGCTGCATCGGGGGCTGGAGCGTATGTCTTGAGCGGGGGGGTGGCGCCTTCGCCGTCACTTGCTTTTGCCATGTCGTGGGGTGTGGGCGGCATGGGCGGTAGCTCGCCTCTCGGTGCGGGAGGGGGTTGTGTAAATGCCGGGGTTACGGGTGGTGCTGCGGTTGGTTTTGGTGCGGGCGGCGGCGGGACTATGCAGGTACAAAGCGCTGGCGCGGTAGTTGGTGGTCCCGCCACGCCTGGCGTTGTACTTGTCGAATGTTACGGGTCCGTATGACTATCAACGCAGACGTACAACAGCTTGAGCCCGGTCGCCTCGTGGAGCTCTTCGAGGTCGACTGCACGGCAATCGGCGGCGACATGTTGCGCTTCCACGGCCACCTGCAATCGACGTCGATCTGGTGGCAGGGCAACGAGTACAAGCCGTGGCCGATCCACGCGAGCGGCTTCAAGCGCACGACGGATTCGCAGCAGCCTACGCCGACGCTCACCGTGGGCGACGTCAATGGCACGATCTCGGCGCTGTGCGTCTACCTGGCTGATCTTGTGGGCGCGACGGTGCGCCGCCGGCGGACGCTCACAAAGTATCTCGACGCCGTCAACTTCGCAGGCGGCAACCCGACGGCCGATCCGACTGCGGAGATGGCTGCTGAGATCTGGCGCGTCGAGCAGAAGAGCAACGAGCAACCGGGCCTGCGGGTCGAGTTCACGCTCGCCTCGCCGCTCGATTTCGGCGGTCAGCAGCTTCCCGCGCGCCAGATCGTGAGCATCTGCCAGTGGAAGTATCGCGATGCGAATTGCGGCTATACGGGCACCGCGTATTTCGATGCAAAAGACCAGCCTGTGAGCGATGCGGCGCTTGACCGCTGCAGCATGAAGATCAGCGGCTGCGAGTGCCGCTTCGGCGTCAACAATCCGCTGTCCACCGGCGGCTTTCTCAGCGACACCCTTTCCTGAATGAACGAAACGACCAAGGCCGCGATCGCCTCGCACGCGATCGCGGAGTACCCGCGCGAGTGCTGCGGGCTGGTGGTGCTCGCCCATGACGCGGAGGTGTACATGCCGTGCGCGAACTGGGCGGCCACGCCGACGGAGCATTTCGTACTTGCCGCGGAGGACTATGCGCGCGCCGAGGACGCGGGCGAGATTGTCGCGCTCGCGCATTCGCACCCAGGCGCGCCGGCGCGGCCCAGCGTCTCCGACAAGGCAATGTGCGAGGCGAGCGGCATCGCGCGCTGGGTGATCGTATCGCTCGGGGTGCAGGCCGATGGCTCGATCGCCGTCGACGACTGGTGCGAGTTCGGGCCAAGCGGCTACATCGCGCCGCTCATCGGGCGCGAGTTTGCGCACGGCGTGCACGACTGCTACGCGATCGTGCGCGACTGGTATCGCCTCGAGCGTGACATCGATCTGCCGGATTTCGAGCGGCGCGACGACTGGTGGGATGACGGGCATTCGTCGCTCTACGTCGACAACTACCGCGCTGCGGGCTTCGAGGACGTAGGTCTCGCTGCCGAGCTGGAGATCGGCGACGTGCTGCTGATGCAGATCCGCAGCCGCAACGGCGTGCCGAATCACGCGGGCGTTTATCTCGGCGACGGCCATTTCCTGCACCACATGCATGGACGCCTCTCGGGACGCGCCGTATGGGGCGGCATGTGGGCGCAATGCCTTCGCACGGTGCTGCGATACAGGGGAAGCGAATGAACGATCAATTGCGAACGATCAGGCTGTACGGCGTACTCGGCGCGCGCTTCGGGCGCGTGCATCGTCTCGCCGTTCGCTCGACGTCCGAGGCCATGCGCGCGCTCGGCGTCGTGCTGCCGGGCTTTCGGCAGTTCATGGCGCGGTCGCGGGAGCAGGGGCTCACGTTCGCGGTGTTCGTCGGCAAGCAGAACCTCGCGCGCGACGAGCTCGAATACCCGGTCGGGCCCGAAGAGATTCGCGTCGCGCCGGTGCTGGTCGGCAGCAAGCGCGGCGGCCTGTTCCAGACGATCCTCGGCGCTGCGCTCGTCGTGGTGGGGGTGTTCACGCAGATGCCGACGTTGATCGGTTTGGGCGCCTCGATGGCGCTCGGCGGCGTCGTGCAGATGCTTAGCCCGCAGACGGGCGGCCTGGCCGGCGTCGCCAATAACGGCACCTCGTACTACTTCAACGGGCCGGTGAACAGCGCCGCGCAGGGTGAGCCCGTGCCGATTGTGTACGGGCGCATGGTGGTCGGCTCGAAGGTGATCAGTTCAGGCATTTACGCACAGGATCAAAACTGAGTATGCGGATTTCAGGGGCAAAAGGTGGCGGCGGTGGCGCGGCGGCGGAATCGCCGGACAGCCTGCACTCGATCGCCTATGCGAAGGTGCTCGACCTCATCTCGGAGGGGCCGATCGTTGGTCTGGCGAGCGGTCTGCAGTCCGTCTATCTCGACGGCACGCCCATTCTGAACGGCGACGGGTCGAGCAACTTCCAGAACTACAGCGTCGACACGCGCGTTGGCACACCAGACCAAGATTTCATGTCGGGCTTCCCGGCCGTCGAGAATGAGACGGCTGTCGGTGTTGCGCTCACAAGCGACGCGCCCTGGGTGCGTCAGATCCAGAATGTGCAGCTCACTGCAGCGCGCATTCGCTTTGGCGTGCCCGCGCTCGCCCAGACGAATACCTCGACGGGCGACGTTACCGGCTATCGCGTCGCCTATGCGGTCGATGTGGGTGTCGACGGTGGATCGTATGCTCAGGTACTGACTGGCGCGTTCGACGGCAAGACGACGTCCCTCTACGAGCGCAGCGTGCGCATCGAGCTGCCGAAGGCGAAAACGGGCTGGCTCGTGCGCGTGCGTCGCGTCACGCCGAACGCGCACGCGAGCTACATTCAGGACACCGTCAACATCGAGGCGATCACCGAGATCATCGATCGCAAGCTGCGCTATCCGATGAGCGCGCTCGTTGGCATGTCGTTCGATGCGCAGTCGTTCAGCTCTGTGCCGACGCGCTCCTACGATGTCAAGGGCCGCATCATCAGCATGCCGACGAATTATGATCCCAACGCCCGCGTCTACTCGGGTGTCTGGGATGGCACGTTCAAACAGGCATGGACGAACAATCCTGCCTGGGTCTTTTTCGACCTCGTGCTGAATGATCGATACGGCGCTGGCAAGTTCGTCGACGCGTCGACGATCGACAAATGGCAGCTCTACGAGATCGGGCAGTACTGCGACATCATGGTGCCGGACGGGAAGGGTGGCCAGGAGCCGCGCTTCACGTGCAACTGCGTGATCCAGTCGCAAGCGGACGCGTTCAAGGTACTGCAGGACATCGCAGGCATCTTTCGTGGGCAGGCGTATTGGGGTGCGGGCAGCGTCATCGCAACGGCGGACATGCCGTCAGATCCGGTGCACGTGTACACGCAGGCGAATGTGGTCGGCGGTCAGTTCTCGTATGTCGGCTCGGAGCGCAAGACGCGCTACACCGTCGCGCAGGTAAGCTGGAACGACCCAGCGAACCAGTACAAGCAGGCTGTCGAATATGTGCCCGACGATGACGGTCTCGCGCGCTATGGCGTCATCAAGGCGCAGATCACGGCGTTCGGCACGACGTCGCAGGCGCAGGCGCATCGCCTCGGGCTCTGGACGCTGCTCACGAGCCGCTACGAGACGAACACGGTATCGTTTCAGGTCGGCCTCGACGGCACGCTCTGCATGCCCGGCGAGGTGATCGCCGTCGCGGACGTGAACAAGGCGGGGCGCCGCATCGGAGGCCGTATCCGATCGATGAGCGCGCGCGCGGTGGTGCTCGACAAGGCGCCCACGGCGGCGGCCGGCGACACGCTGACCGTGATCATGCCTGACGGCGTCGCGCAGGCGCGCACGGTGCAATCTGTGAGCGGCGACACGTTCACGATGACTGCGGCATTCGATAGCGACGCCGTGCCCGGCGCGGTTTGGATGCTGGAAAGCACTGGCCTGGTCTCGCAACTCTTCCGCGTGACGGGAGTCGAGGAGGTCGACGACAACGGCCAGATCACGTACACGATCACGGCGGCGCAGCACGAGCCGGGCAAGTACGCGGCGATCGACAACGGGGCGCAGATCCAGCAGCGGCCCATAACGGTCATCCCGCCGTCGGCGCAAACGCCGCCGTCGAATGTGCGTGTCTCGACGTACTCGTTCACGGACCAGGGCATTGCCAAGACGAACATGGTGATCGCGTGGGACGCCGCCGACAAGGCGGTGAACTACATCCCCGAATGGAGGAAGGACAGCGGCGAATGGGTGCCGGCTAACCAGACTGGCGGCCTGCAGGTCGAGGTGGCGGGCATCTATCAGGGCAAGTATCTCGCCCGCGTGCGCGCGCAGAACGCGATGGGCGTGACGTCGATCCCGGCGTACAGCGCTGAGACGCAGCTCACTGGCAAGACGAGCCCGCCGCCGGCGGTCACGTCGCTGACAACTACGACGCAGGTGTTTGCGATCCAGCTCGACTGGACGTTCCCCGCCGATGGCTCTGCCAACGATACGGCGTACACGGATGTCTGGTACAGCAAGACGAGTGACCGCAGCACCGCGACGCGCCTTTCGATGTACCCCTATCCGCAGGCGCGCGCAAGCCTGATGGGACTTGCTGCGGGGCAGTCGTTTTTCTTCTGGGCGCGGCTGGTCGACACGTCCGGCAACGTCGGGCCGTGGTATCCGACTGGCGCTGGCGTGAACGGTCAGAGTAGCAGCGATGCGACCCAGATCCTGTCGTACCTCACCGGCCAGATCACGAAGAGCCAGCTCGGGCAGGAAGTGCTAACGCCGATCAACGCGATTCCTGGCCTGCAGCAGAACGTAACCGACAACGCCGCGGCAATCACGGCCGAGCAGCAGTCGCGCATCAGTGGCGACAGCGCGCTCTCCACGCGCATCGACAAGGTGAGCGCTCAGGTGCTCGTGCCTGACATGGCGGGCGACACCGGCGGCTACGCAGGATCGACCACGGTATATGCGGGCGTCTGGTCTGAGCAGTCGGCGCGCGCCGAGGCCGACATGGCCCTTGCGAAGAACATCGAGACGACAACGGCGCAGATGAATTCGTCGAGCGCCTCGTTGCTCGCCGCGGTCCGCACGGAAACGCAGGCGCGCGTCGATGCGGATAGCGCGCAAGCGCAGCAGATCACGACGGTGCAGGCGAGCGTGACCGGCGTTAGCGGTCGCGTTGATGGTCTTCAGGGTCAGGTGACCGACCTCAGCGCATCGGTGCAGACGAACGCAAACGCCTATGCGGACCTCAATGGCCGCGTGAATGCTTCGTACACCATCAAGACGCAGGTCACTGCGAACGGGCGGACGTACGTCGCGGGCATTGGCGTCGGCATCGACAACAGCAGCGGTCAAATCGAATCGCAGGTACTCGTCGCGGCGCAGCGCTTCGCGATCCTAGACAACACCGGATCCGCTGTGTCGTCGCCATTCGTCGTGCAGGGCGGCCAGGTGTTTATCTCGCAGGCGTTCATCGGTACCGGCTGGATTCAAAACGCCATGATCGGCGATGTAATCCAGTCGACGACCGTCGGTGCGAACGGGCAGCCGCGCTGGAAGCTCGACAAGAACGCCTCGCTCACGATGACCGGCGCCAACACCGGTAGCGGATACGCGGTGCACGACGACCAAGGTGGCCGCGCATATGACGGTAACGGCACCATGCGGGTGCGATGGGGGATCTGGTAATGCCGGCAGGACTACAGGTTTGGGACGCGAACGGCAACATCATTCTCGATGTCACGTATCGCGTGTTGCGAATCATCGATTCGGTGCGGCTCTCGAGTGGCTCGAGCGGGAACCGGTTCGACGATCGCCTAACGCAGGGAGGGTGGGTGTCGTTTCAGCCGGACGTGAGCCTTGGTGACGGGTACATGTCCGGGGGTGTCATCGCGCCGCGGTTTTCGATCTCTGGCAACACCCTGGCTTGGTCATATGCCGCCAAAAACAGTGGCACATATGACATCTATCAGGACGGGACACTTTTCTACGGGGCCAGTTGATGACTGCGGGATTTCAGGCTTGGACAGATAGCGGATTCGTGCAGATCGACGGCACCACGCCGAACTACGCGCTCCGGCAATCGCTCACTGTTACGACAGGCGCAGGCAGCATCAATGTGGGCCGATCTAACGCTGGATCGATGTACACGTTCACAGCGAATGTGGCGAACTTCACGATCACCGCAGTGGCGCCGTTGGTCGCGCTATACAGCCCGAATGCCTACGCTGCGATCACGAGGTGCAGAAACAACAACGACGGAACCTGGTCCGTTCAGGTCTGGACCGATGTTGCCGCGAACGTCTCGGTGTACATTTTTGATCGCTCATCAGCCGCTGCGCCATCCGGGCCAGGATATGGGCTGCAGGTTTTCTCCGAGAGCGGCGAGTTGGTTTTCGATGCCCGTCAGCGTATCGCGCGCATCCTCGACAACCAGAGCGGCAACATCATGGGTGCCGGGCCTGGCTGGGGCCAATGGAACCAGGTCGACACGCGCACGTACGCGTTCGGTCCGTATGCCGGCGTCAGCAAGGTCGGAGTGGCCGCCATCGGCGCGGCGTTCGTAGCAAGCCCCACGGGCGGCACCAATCACGGCTGGTACAACATCAGTGGATTGCAGACCTCCGGAAACGCGGTCAATTTCCTGTACCAGTATTACCAGAACGGGACTCCATCGCATCCCGGAAATAACACGTGCTTTGGGTCCCAGTATGATTGGCGATTCATGGCAATCGACTTGAGCAACATCTAGGAGAGCAGATGCCGCTTCAACTCAACTTCACCACGCCGTCCACTGGCGCGGTGGCGAGCTATCACGTGGTTCAGCAGGTTGGGCTCGACTACGTGTCTAGCCTCACCAATGCGACCGTCGCGTCATACCTCGACAGCAGCGCGAAGGGCGCGGGCAAATTCCCCATGTACACGCAACAGATCCAGATCGACGGTCTGCCGGATGCTGGGGCGGATGCGCGTTCGTTTGCTGAGTCCTCGCTGATTGTCGCGGCCCTGGCGGATGGAAGCGCATCAGTGGGCACCAATCGATACGTGTTCGCCGGTGCTGAGCTCGTCGATTGAGCGAGTAGGCAGCAAAGAGTATGCGCCGCCCTTGAGGCGGTTTTTTTATTTCCGGGGGATTGATGCGAGTAAGCCCAACAGAGGCCGCGAGCTACGCGGGAAGCGGGGTTGCCATGGGGGCGTCGCTGACGCTTACCGACATTGGTGTGATAGTCGGTATCGCCACGGCATGTCTCACATTCGCATTGAACGCATTTTTCATGTGGCGCAAGGACCAGCGCGAGCAGCGCGAGTCTGAAGAGCGCCTGCGCGAGATGGAGAGGCACGATGGCTAATGGATCGAAGAAGGCGCTTGTGGGTGTTGTGGGGGCTGCTACGGCAGCCCTTTTGCTTTCTGTGGTTCCGCAATTCGAGGGCGTCGTGCTGCGCGGCTACCTCGACCCGGTAGGAATCCCGACGAAGTGCATGGGCGACACGCACGACGTGGTGGTCGGCAAGCTCTATAGCGAGGCTGAGTGCCGCGAGTCACTCGAGACGCAGCTCGTCGCGCATGCGGAGACGGTGCTGAAGTGCACGCCGGGCCTCGCCGGCCGTACGTACCAGCTCGGCGCCGCGGTGAGCTTCGCCTACAACATCGGCACGAACGCGTATTGCGGCAGCACGACGGCGCGCCGTTTCAACGCCGGCGATTTCCGCGGCGCGTGCAAGGCGATGAACGAGTCCGACGCAGGCAAGCCGCAGTGGGTGACGTCGAGGGGCCAAGTACTGCCCGGCCTAGTGAAACGGCGCGCGAAAGAGCGGGCCATCTGTGAGAGGGGGCTGTGATGCTGAAACCGATTTTGCCGTACCTGATCGCCGCGCTGCTCGGCGCCTTGGCAGGCGCGGGGTGCATGCACCTTGTCGGAAGCGCGCGCCTCGCTGCTGAGCGGGCCGCGCACGCGCGCGACGACGAGCAACACGCACGCGACATGCTCGCCGTGTCGCGTGCGGCGCTGGAGGGAGAGCAACGCGCGATCGACGCGCACAACGTGGCGCAGGATGCGCTCGCCGCGGCGGATGCCGCAATCACGAAGGAGAAAGACGCACATGAAGCTGACAACCGTAACTATCGCAGTGCTCTCGCTGCTGGCACTGAGCGCGTGCGCGTCGCAGTGCGCAACTGTTCAGCAACCGGTAGCGGTGACGCAACCGGACCTTCCGGCGCCGCCGGCGTGGGTTATGGAGCCGCCGCCGTCGCAGACCTCGACCCAGCGGTTGCAGAGCGCGTTTTCGGCGTCGCAGGAGACGACCAACGCGAAATCGACAAGGTGAAGGTGCTGCAGGCATACGTCTGCGCAGTGCGCCCGCACACCCCCGGCTGCTAGTAGGCAAAACGTAAATGTTTTGTAAACTTTCGGGGCGGCTTGAGAGGGCCGCTCCAACAAGAACCGAACCGGGGAACAAGAATGAAAAAGACGCTGGCGGCAGCCTTTATCTTTGCAGTCGGCTTGGCCGCGTGCGGCGGTGGTGGTGGCGGAAATGACGGCGGTGGCACGACGCCGACGGCGAAGGCGCTGACGATTTCGATGTATGGCAAGCCGATTGTGTCGAGCTCATCGACTGCAGTCGCGCATGCGCAGTTCAGCCTGATCTCTGCCGCCGTTGCCGCCGATGCGCCGAGCGTCGCATCGGATGCGCAGGCGACGGCGAAATCGCTCACTGACGCGCTCGCCGCGCGCGGGGTGACTGCGGAGATCACCACGCAGGTAATGGACGGCGCGGCCCTGCATCAGATCGTGACGACCGAATACAACGGCAAGCCGCCGACGGTCGATCAGTTCAAGACTGACCCTGGCGAATGGATCATCGTCAACTTCCAGCTCGACGACATGGTGACGCCGGCTGATGATCCCGCGCAGCAGGTAGCGATGAAGCAATTCGCGTCCGATCTGCTGGTGTTCTCGCAATGGGCGGCCGTGGCCGGTAAGGCGGTGTTTGTCGTGACCCCGATTCAGACGTGCGATACGCAAAACTCAGCCTCGATGGGATTGCTTTCAGCAATGCAGTCTGCATTCGTCGACGGCGCACCAATCCGCTTCATCGGTGGCACGCCCGTGAGCTTCGGCTTCTTGAGTGGCAAGGCGGTTCCCTCCACCACGTCGCCCGGCATTGAGCACTTCGGCGCTGATTGCAGGTCTCCCGATGCTTTTGTGCAGAACCTTCAGGTCGACTCGATTGCCGACTCGATCGCGAGCGCATACAAGGATACGGGCGCCGCGGCGCCGGCCTCCGGAGCATCAGCAACGCAGTAACCACGCATCACGCGGCCGCGCCGTTATTCCTCGCGCGGTCGCTCACTTATCCCCGCTGCCTCCGCAGTCTCTCCAGCCTCGCCTCAACCGATTCGAACGACCGCTGATAGAAGGCACCCCCCCATTGCGTGCGGACCACCTCGTGCGAGACCGCCATAGTGCCCGCACTTGTCACATGCGTGGTCGTCAGCCATGTTGCGCCCCGCGGATGTTTCAAGACCAAAGAAAAAGCCACCCTAGGGTGGCTTTTTTAGCATCGACGGTCAGATCAGTGTGCATGCCGGAGTCGGACTGCAGCAGCGGCTGCTCCCACGGCTGCGCCAATCGTCGTAGCAACCAACAAGGTCAGCGGCAGATATTGTGGCTTGAACGGGATCGACGCGACGCTGACGACCGAACCCGCCAAGCCGCCGAACGCGCTGCCTTGGAAGAGTGCGAACACCTTCAGTATCAATTTTTCCATCTACCCTCCGTTCCATTTAATCCAAACGTGAGTCAACGTTACCAATATAGCGCTGACTGTGGCAATCACAATACTAACGACCGCAATAGCCTTTTCTTTAGCAGCAAGTGTCGACGAGTGTGTCTTAGCCTCCTTCACCGCCGCGATGATTCCGTACATCACTAGGGAAGCTGCAATTGCTGCCATGCAGAGCACGGCTACTATCCCCCGGTAGGGGTGTGACGCTTCATGCCACTCCCAGACCTCAAGCCCTTCCGCACATCCTATTGCCACCGAATAAAAGCAGAGCTGGCCGTCTTGGACGATCTCCGCTGCATATTCCGTGAACGGTGTTGCCCCGCCCATAAAGAACACGATGATCCAGCCGAGGGCGATGGGGAACAGTGGCAACAGAATCGCAACGACTATCCAAACTATCGTATGAATAAAAAGCATGCCGCTGTTCTGGTCGTTCTGATCGCGATTTTGACACCGCGCTAGTGCCTTGACTCCCCCGGCGCACTTTGCGCAATCGCTAGATGAAAAAAAACCCGCGTTAGCGGGCTTTCCTGTGCGTCGCAACTTCCAAAATTTGGAATTTCATCTTCCAAAAATCTTGTTTTCTGCGCTGCGAGCACTCGTAAGTGCTTGAATTCTTTGGGGTGGCTGATGGGACTCGAACCCACGACGACAGGAATCACAATCCTGGACTCTACCAACTGAGCTACAGCCACCGCTGTTCCAACTATCTTCTTGCTGTCGCTGCTTTGTGAGCGGCGTCAATCAAGAAGCAAGATTATATACACGACAGATCGGGCTTGCCTAGCCCCTTTATTCAAATATTTCAGAAGAAAGCTCGGCCGACGCTTCCATGGGACCGCGCAGATGCGCGCGCGCTTCTTCGAAGATCGCGAGATCGGCCTTGGCGAGCTTGCGGTTGTCCGACAGCACGCGACGCCAGCCACGTGCGCCTGCTTCGCCGCGATACAGCCCCAGCGCGTGACGTGTGATCGCGCCCAGGTAGGTGCCGCGCGCGATTTCGCTCGCGCAATATTCCACGAGCTTCGCTTCGACTTCGTCGCGCGTGAGTGCCGCTTCGCTTGCGCCGTAGAAACGCGCATCGACGTCGGCCAGCACGTAGGGGTTGTGATAAGCCTCACGTCCGAGCATTACGCCGTCGACGTGCTCGAGGTGCTCAGCCACTTCGTCGAGCGTCTTGATGCCGCCGTTGATGATGATCTCGAGCTGCGGGAAATCGCGCTTGAGCCGGTACGCGTAGTCGTACTTGAGCGGCGGGATCTCGCGGTTTTCCTTCGGGCTCAGGCCCTTCAGGATGGCGTTGCGCGCGTGGACGATGAAAACCGTGCAGCCCGCATCCGCGATGGTGCCGACGAAATCGCGCACGAACGCGTAGTCCTCGACCGCATCCACGCCGATACGGTGCTTGACCGTCACCGGCACTGAGACCGCGTCGCGCATCGCCTTCACGCAATCGGCCACGAGCTGCGGCTCGTTCATCAGGCACGCGCCGAACGCGCCGCGCTGGACGCGCTCGGACGGGCAGCCGCAATTCAGGTTGATCTCGTCATAGCCCCATTGCTCGCCGAGCTTGGCCGAGCGGGCGAGATCGGCCGGTTCGCTGCCGCCGAGCTGCAGCGCGACGGGCGCTTCGTCGGGCGTGAACGCGAGATGGCGCGGCACGTCGCCGTGGAGCAGGGCGCCTGTCGTCACCATCTCCGTATACAGCCACGTGTGCCGGGAGATGAAGCGGTGCAGCGAGCGACAGTGGCGATCGGTCCAGTCCATCATCGGGGCGACGGACACGCGGCGGGGACTGGCGATACGGTTGGCGGACATGGCAAATCGGTGCGCGAGAGGCGCGGCAAGCGTGGATCAGCCTTCTATTTTATCGCAAGCGGCCACGACCGTTCTCTGCGATTTTGCACTGCGGCAATGCGGGTGGGCACCCAGGGTGATATGCGGAGTGGCTTGCGGGAAGCGCTTCCAGCGTGCCCTAAAGCGCGAAAGACCCTTCACGGGTTATGTAATCCCTGGTTTGTTTGGTGCTCCGCGCAAGAAATTTTGGGACGTCCTTTTAGGGTCTGTTCGTCGCTCAGGCACGCCAGGACTGGCAGACGCGATTGTTTCCGGCGCTGGAATAGTAAATTCGGATTATCGCGATTATTTTTCAATAGTAGGTGTATACACTAGGTCTCATTGACGCAGCTCGTGGGCAATGACCTCCCAGGCGCGGCGCCATCCCCGAACCGCAACTGAACCTGATCTTGGAGCCCACCATGAAGACCAAACTGATCGCAGCGCTGCTGGTCGCAGCTTCCGCTTCTATCGCCGCTCCCGCCTTCGCGAGCGGCTATGGCCCGGCACCGTTCTACCGTCCGGACGTTGGCGCACCGGCTTCGCAGCAAGGCCAGAGCGTCCAGACCGTCACCGCCGAACGCGCCCAGCAGCAAGGCGTCGATTCGTCGTACGGCGGTGTGACGGGTGTGGCGACGCAGTCGGGCACCCGCACCGCGCAGACGCCGCGCGCGCAGCAAGTGTTCTTCGGCCAGTAAGCCTTTCGCTGTCTGAAGCGCCGCCCGTCAGCCGGGCGGCCCGAACGCCGGGTGTCCTCAGGACCCCGGCGTTTTGTTTGTGCGCTCGCACAGCCGGCGATGGGTGGTGCCGGTCTCGCTCAGGGCGCGGCGCGCACGCGCTGGTCGATCGCCTCGCGGATGCGGTCGAATGCGGCATCGAATGCGTTGTCCTGGGTGGGAAAGCGCCCGGCGGCTACGCCGTCGATGGGCACGTTGGCGTGCGTGTTGTCGGTGAGGCTGTGGATCGCCTGGGTCGAAACGAAGTAGCCGGCCGCATGGTCGCCATCCACGCCCGCGGTCATGTCGAATCCCATGTAGTTGTAGCTGCGTCGATTTTCCATGCCCCTTTCTCCTCTCGCGTTCCTGCCGATTCTGGCACGACTGGCGCGCCCGGCGCCGTGCGCTGCGCATGGCACGGCCGCATTCGAACCGGCCGTCCCGTACGCTGTACTAACATGACCTGCGAGGGTGTGCTTCGCGCGTGCCGCGGCGCGCATTTGCAACGCTAGACCGTTGCTGGCCAACCCGGAGGTGAACAATGAAGAAACGTGTGTTGCTTCTTGCCGCGCTGGCGCTCCCGGGCGTGCTCGTGTCGGCGTATTCCTTCGCTCAGCAGCCGCCCCGTCCGGGGCCGAACGAATACCACGGCGGGCCGCCGCCCGATCATCCGCCGCCCGATATGCCCGCACCGCAGTGGCACAAGGGCGACCGGGTCGCGCCCGAGTTCCGCGATCGTCAATACGTAGTCGAAGACTGGCGTGAGTATCACCTGAAGCCGCCGCCGCGCGGCTATCACTGGGTCGGCGTGGGCGGTCAGTACTATCTGGTGCGCAATTCGAACTGGACCGTGGAGCGCGTCGGGCCGTAA